CGCACAGATTCTGACTTTCCAAACCTGATAAAGAGATTGATTAGAAATTTAGACATGGATTTGTTTGTTTTTCCAAACATAGCTAATATGCCAGTAATAAACAAGAAACCTTAATTTTATGGAAGAAGAAGAAAAAGAGGGTCGGGATTATTTTGGTCATGGGATCAGACTTTTAATTTTGATATGGGCTTTATCAGTGATGACTTTGGGGTACATGGAAAAGATAAGGTTAGACACCTTTGCTGCTGGTCTTGTGGGAAATATTGCTTCGGCTTATGGGATCTCTATAAAGGGTAAAAATGGCAACGGAAAGAAACCAGTTATAGTGGATAATAAGAATACTAAAGTTGGTATCAAATGAAAAAGCTTTTATTACTTGCCGCCCTCTGTGTTCCATCTGCCGCCTACTGCGACATTCAAAGTACTATCACGTCATCAGTCAAACTGGAATCCCTATCGGCTGCGACTTCTGCCGATAAAATTGGCTCATCTTACAGCATAAGCGGCACAAATATAACCACTACAAGTGGGGACGCTGCAAGTGTGGGTGGCTTTGGATCTGTTACGAATGGAGTTCCCGCAGTAACCATGCCAAGTGCAACACAGACAGTAGCTGGTGAAACATTCAGTTTTACCCAGTCATACCTTGAGGGTGATGCTACTTCTGGATCTGCCGTTACAGTAGGCCAAGTGGGTAATTTTAGTGACCTTACTTCTACAAGTGCTGGGAGTGTAGGCACAGCAGCCGTCACTTTAGATCATCACACAATGTCTCTTACAGGTGGAACAGGAACAGGGGTTGTTCTAACTGGTCAATTCGTTACAGATTTAACTGTTGATTAATGTGGAAATATTTGCCGCTTATATTTTTTATTAGTCCAGCTTATGCTCAAACTGTAGTCCCTAATTTTAATAGTGCTACCTCAACAAGTCGGTCTGTGACTACAAATAATTTGACGGAGCAAATCCGAGAGGTTCGCTATAATTCGGGTTATACCTACAGTGTCACTGGTTCTGGTATTTCATGCGGCAACTGTGATTCAATATCTATGCCAAATGCCACAGTGACAGAAACCATCAATGGAACTACCTACGAATGGACAGGCTTAAATATGGATCAGAAACCTCAATGGCAACAGACAGGTCAAGGAGCTTTTCAATTTTCAGAGTTTTACAAAGGCCCTTCATTAGAAAGCGTAATAGATATAACAAGACAAGTGACCTCAGAGGTCGTAACAGATACCACTATTATATTTTCCAACTAATAACTCTTTTTTCTTGTCTGCCTACTTATGCAAATCAAAGCACAATAGCGAATCCTCAATCGAATACAAGTTCCAGTGTATCGAATTTTGCAACGCAAGTATTAACGGGGCCAATGACAGAAAATTCTTATGGTGCTGGTATTAAATGTTCTGGAGCTACACTATCAATCAGCCCATTTGCCACAACTTCGGTTGCAATAAAGCGGCCTCAAGACTACATTTTCCATACGCCAGTTTACAACGAAGCAACAGACTCAGACGGAAACCTCACAAATGCGGGTGAGATTCTCTACTACAGAGAGAACTACAGCGGCAACAAAGATTCTACTTCTTTAAATTTTGGGATAGCAGCCACAATATCTGTACCACTTGATAAGCGTTTTCAAAATGCTTGCCTTAAAAGTGCAACTACTCAGGAAAAGATAATGCGGCAACAATTATCAACAGCCAGATTGAACTACGAATTAGCCAGACTAAAAAATTGCCATGAACTCAGAGTTAGTGGTGCTGAGTATTCTCCAGATTCTGAATACTTTGGTCTTTGCTCCGATATTATAAGTAAACCGAAAATGAACCAAGTTATCCCTCATACACACAAAATTGAGCTAAATAAGTAAATTTAGTCCACCCAGAATCGCCTGTAAGGGGCTTGTAATTTTGCTTGCTTATGTTTGTGCCTTTGATTTATCCTTTGATTTAGTTAAACGCTTGATGGCTGTTTTGATGAGGTTCTTGAGCAAATTGGCTATGATAGGTGAACCAGCCGCAGTAACAGCAATAATTGAAGTGTTAACAAGAACAGGAGTGCTAGGTATCCATTTCTCAATAAAGGTTGAATCTCTGAGGATTTCATAGCAGCGGCCATTTTTTATTTTGTGACCGATAACGACTTGAAGCTTCAAATCATTAGGGTAACTTCCTACTGGAATACTATCTTCATTAGGGCATTTAACAAAAAACTCTTTATCTTTTTTGACTTTGGGTTTATATTCTGGCGGCTGTGGTATTTCTGGTTGAGGTTGTTCTGGCTGTTTAACTGGATCTGTTGGAATAAATTTGTCAGGGTGATATTGTAAAGCCTCGAATGTTGGATAACTTACAACAGGATAATCAATTCTAGGTTTGTCAATAATATCTAAAATTGTTGGATATTGCTCCCATGTTCTTGTTCTGGGAATATAGATTTCTTTTATCCGTATCTGTGGTATTTCAATTCTTGGGATTTCCAAGTTTGTTCACCTTTGGTGGTTCTGGTAGCTGTACAGATGGGCCTGTGAAATCTGGCATCTGTTTTCCCATGACATCTGGTAATTTATCTTCCAGACTTCCCATGATCTTGTTTTTCAAAGTCCTCTCAAACTCAGGGCTTCCCATATAGCGAATTGCTACATATCCAAAAGCTGCCATTGAAATTGACATCAAGAATGACAAGATGGAAATAATTTTTATAGCACGATCAATCATGGTTAAACAGGCAATACTGAAAGCAATTTCTCACACTTTAATTATATCTTGTTTGTTAATTATTCCCACTCTTGGCCCTTTGTACATTTTAGGTGGAATAATGACTAGACAAATGACACCTAAGGTTGATTCGTAGTTCTAGCTCTGCATGATTTTGTTTTACAGGCCCCAGAACAATAGATCCTACGTTGTTCCATCGTATTAAAACTTGCACCACAAACAGGGCAAATTCTAATTAATATTCCCTCTACTTTTTTGCTTTTTTATTTTCTCCTAAGTTTGTTGTACTTGTTATTGATCCTTGCTGTTCAAAATTTTTTAATTGTGTTTGACCAAATTGCAATCCACCTTCAATCATTAATATATTTTTATTTGATTCTGCTAGTACAGCTTCAGCTTGTTCTTTAGTTTGTTTTTGTTTTACAAGCTCTTTTTCCCATTCAAAAAGTTGCTTTTCAATTTCTTCTTTCATTAGATCTTTGTTTTTCCTAATATAACGGCTTGATCCTGCTCTGTGAAGTCATACTCGCTTGTCCATATGCTTGTCGTACCATCTTCTTTTTTATATGCCTTAATTATTTCAAGATGACGTACGTTTCTCTCGATTGCATCTTTTTGCCCATCAGTTAATGAAGATAATTCTGCAAGAGCATTAATTACAGTAACGCTGTCTCCAGCATTTTTAAATATTTTTGCAATTTCTTCAGTAGTACGTTCAGCCATAATTAAACAATAGTGAGGGTATCACCAGAACTTATAGTGACGGTGACACTTGAATTTATAGTTATCGGCCCTGCTGCCATTGCATTAGAACCACTTAAAGTATAGTCAGCAGCAACAGTTTTAGCATTTTCATAAAAAGCACCACCGTTGGTAACAGCAGATGCGGTTATTTCAAAACTTAGTGCTGGTACTCTTAATTTAGTAATATTTGTATCGCCGAAAGTTATTTCATTACTTACACCAACTGCACTTGCTAGTGCATCATGGCCCAAAATTAGGTTGTTACTGCCTGTGGTGAGTGTATCACCTGCATTAGGCCCAAGAATTGTGTTGTCTGAACCCGAAGTGATGTCAGCACCAGCAATGTATCCCACGCAGCAATTCGCACCACCTGACGTAATCGCCTGACCAGCAAAATATCCAACTCCAACATTTTGACTATCAGTACATTGTTTAAGAGTATTATGTCCTATCGCTGTGTTATTACTTATAGCATCTCCTTGTGAGAGAGTGTGGGTTCCAATCCCTATATTGTTAGCTCCATTTTCGTTGTTTTTTAATGCACTTTCTCCCACCCCAACATTTTGCCCGCCATTATTTAGATCTCTCATAGCCTCTGTTCCTACTGCTACGCAGGAATTAGCACTATTAACATTTTTACCAGCCCTATAACCATAAAACGTAGAAGAAAATCCACTATTATCTCCAGCCTCCGATCCAGCAGTTGTATTTCCATTTGCATCTGAAGAAATACCACCACCACCAATCTCTTTTACAGTTCCACCGTCATTTACAAATAGTTTTTTAGCAGAAGTATCTAAAGCAACTTCACCACTGACTATATCGCTTGTTGTGGGTGTGCTTGTACCTCGTTTTAACTTGATGACATTAGCCATTGGCCTTTACCTCCTATGGTCTAAAATGTGCCACCCTCTACAACATAACCACTCGTTGAACCATCAGAGATGAAGCTTATGAGGTCTGACAAAGCCACTTGCTTCATAGTACCAGCGTCATTACATACAAATCTATCTGCTGTAGCAAGTGTTGTTGAAGTTGCAGATGTTCCTCCGTCCATTAAATTCAACTCATTAGTCGTTGCTGTTATCCCGTCCAAGACGTTCAGATTTGCAGTCGATAAAGTTGCTCCATCAAGAATTGCCACTTCAGTAGCAGTTAATAAAGCTAATGCAGCAGCAGCACCAGTTTGACAACCTGACAGAGCAGTTAAATCGGCATCTGCGGCTTGTTTAGCATCTAACTGTGTTTGAATACTTGAAGTTGCATCACATCTGTTCAACTGAGTTGTCGTTGCTGTTAATCCATCAAGAATTGCAACCTCTGTTCCTGTTAAATCAGCTAAAGCCTCTGCTGTTCCGCTTGCCATTGTTGCAAGTTCTGTAAGCTGTGCATCTGAAGCCTGTTTTGCATCTAATTGAGTTTGTATGCTTGACGTAGCATCTACCCTGTTCAGTTGTGCTGTCGTTACAGTCGCTCCATCAAGAATTTGTATTTCTGTTGATGTTATTGCAGCTAAAGCAGCAGAAGCACCTGACTGCATACCTGATAAGTTGTCTAAATCAGCGTCATAGGCTTGTACATTGGAACCAATCGCTAATCCGAGAGAAGCTCTTGCAGTAGATCCACTTTCAAGAACAAAGTTTGATCCATCACCAACAATAAAATTACCATCAGAAGGTGTAAGACCTGCAATGTCAGATAACTGCTGGTCAAAAGCCTGTACATTCGTTCCAATAGCAAGACCTAATGCTGTTCTTGCAGCAGAGGCACTTGTAGCTCCTGTACCACCGTCACCGACAGCTAAAGTTCCTGTTATAGAACTAGCAGAAAGATCAACAGCCATTTCTGTTGATTCAATTACTATTCCACCGTTGGATTTAAGGTCAACACTAAATTCATTGCCAGACTTATCTAAACCATCACCAGCAGTTAAGTTTCCACCGCCCGAAAACTGCGTGAATGACAAATTATTCGTTGCCACTACTGCACTTCCTTTGTCAGAACTACAAACAAAACCTTGATCGGCATTTGTAGATCCTTGTTCAACAAAGGTGAACATTCCAGCAGCATCAACACCAGCAGCTAAATCATCTGTTCTTGCCCACGATCCAGCTTTACAAAGATACAGTCCGTTCTGACTTGCTGTACTTTGGTTCTTAACTAAAACTCTTTCATCAGCAGAAACAGCAACACCATCAATAGTTTGCGTTCCAGAAAGTGTAATGTTTGCAGTAGTAGCAACTTTAACACTGTCTTTAATATCTAACCCTTGACTGACACCATCTACATATCCCTTAGTCGCAAAATGAGCATCAGCTGTGGGCGTAACTCCTGTCACTGGATTGGTTGCAGCAGCTAATTCATCAACTCTATTTACTTGAACACCCGCATCAAAGTCAGATATTTTTGTATGTGCAATGGAAGGAATATCAGCAGCTACTAAACTTCTAAATGTAGGTGCAGCAGCACTTCCAGTTGTAGGGCCAGCTAATATTGCATTTGCACTTCTTGTGTCTGTTTTATTGAAAAACGCACCAGCACCACCAACAGTAATGATAGAACTTGCCTCATTACTACCTGTGTCACCAAAACCATAATATAATTTTAAATCATTTTCATTAAAAGCTAATTCTGATGGAGCTAAACTTGAAGGCGCACCAGCACTACCGCTTGCTGCTCTTTTTTTAATTCTTATAGTGTTTGACATGGCCTAAAAATTTCCTCCATTAACAAGTTTTAGTTTAGTAACATTGTCATCTAGTATCAGCTTACCACTACTTGCTTGATAGTACATCACAGAATTATCAACTTTTGCACTGTGGTCAAGAGTTATATCAAATCCAGACCCTTGCGGCCCTGCTGTTTTAACAGTGACAACCCTAGTTTCACCATTGACAGTAACAGTGTTTTTGTTTTGGGTGATGTTTATGTTGCTCATTAGATAGTTGTATAGCCTTCACTTACAAATATATTACCCTCTAAATAATATTCCCGCTTGCCTCCTGAGTTTAAAATTAAAAGATCGTATGATAATTCATTGGGTGTAAACTGCAAAGTCTGTGTATGTGAAAGACTCATTGTAAACTCACCATTAGTTCTGTTTGTATAAGCGATTGTGAAGTCTGCATATTTTCCTGTCCTTTCTTTGTCCCAAACCTGTGCAGCTATTGTTGATCCTGTTAAATCAACTGGGTCATCATTTGAATCGGTTATTCGTATCGACTCTGTATGATCTGACCTTCTTTGAACAGTAAAATCATAGGTTCCAGCAATAATAGCCATTTAACTATATGGTGATGCACCTAGTATATCAGTTTTCCATTGTGCTTTAAGTGCATCTGTATCCGAAGCAGCAGCTATGCCAGAATCAGCAGGGGCATCCCTTAGTGCTTGTCTTTTTGCCGCTATATCAGTTGTGCTTGTTCCAGCTTCTAACGCTTTTGTAAACTCAACATCAAGTTCTTTGAATTTTTCTGCTCTTGCAGCACGAATCTTATCTTTGTGAATTTCTCTGGCTTTCGCCATATCAACGCCAAATCCCATGTTTTACTCCGTATAAGTCCAAGCGTTTCTGAAACTCCTGTCTGTAGGAATTGCAGACTTATCAACAGTATAAACTGTCTTTCCTCTAGGGCAATCTTTATCTTTTATTTGTTCTAAAGTTAAACCACAATTATCTGCTGGACAAACAATGCTGATAGACCCATCATCATTTGTATAAATAAATCTTTTGTCAGAATTAGCCATAAGTTTTTTATTAAATTATATATATATTATGCACCAGTAAAAACAATTCCATAGTTAAATTCACAATCAAACTTTGAACCAACTATATTTACAGCCCTAACTTCTGCGGTGGTAGTTCCTACAAAAATACTATGAATATCTGCATATCCAGCATCATGGCCACTTCCATCAAATGAACCATCAGCAAAACCTATAGCATTACTCACAGTCACACTAAAATTACATGTATATTCTCCAGTTCCTTCATCTGTGACAGAGGTAACATTAAAGCTATCTCTAATATTTGGTGTACTTTGATTATAATTCCACCATATTTTTGCACGACCTTTTAAAAGCTGCTGAGGAGTTGAACTATTAGCAGCAGAGGTATCTTGAATTGTGTTGACTTTTAGTGTTGACATTAAGTACCTCCTAAAACGATACAAGACACATCATTTTTATCTGTTGTTGAACCACTAGAATGATCAGCAAAAAAACTCATTGTAAAACTTGAAGTGCTTAAGACACTTGAATATGGAACTCCATGAGTGTTATTAGCATGAGGAGAAACACTGCCAGTAATGTTTACAGCATAATCATCATTTGCCATACTATTTGCAAAAGTTACTCCATATTTTCCCTGACCATTATCAGTTATGGAACTTACATTAAAACTGTCTTTAATAGCTATCGTATTAATACCAGTAAAATTTATCCAACAAGTAGCTAATTGTCCTTTCTCTGTTCCACTTGTATTTTGAAATACTGGTGCAGCAGATGAAATACTTTTGATTGTACCGACTGCTAATGTACTCATGGTTTTGGATTTGCGTCTTTAACGGCTTTAATGTGGGTAGCCCACGTTCCAGTTGTATCTAGTTTACCTGCAACTATATCCTTGTACAACATGTCAAGTTGATCTCCTATAGATGCGTAAGTTGTAGAACCATCAGTTGTTCTATCTGTTTTATACTTATTTGCAGCAGCTTCAGCATTTAAAGTGGCTCTCGCACTGTCAATTTTGCTTTGGTCAAGACTTACTGAATTACCGCTTGCGTCAAATGCACCTGCTGAACCATCAATAGAAACTACCGTTCCAGCGTATGCTTTGTAAATTGCTGCGTAATCTAAGCTCATGCTGACACCTCCCTAACTGTATAAATAAGAGGAGCAGTTGCGATAAATGCTAATCCGTCCGCAGCATTATTTCCTGTTAAATGTGAGCCAGTTGATCCTAATACTAAATTTACACCAGATGCAACTTTGAGTCCATAAGTTATTTGAGAAGTCGTACCTGCCACTTCAGCACCTCTAAATGACATTTGCCCTGCATATGAGTTATCAATATATGTTCTAGCAAAACTGGCTCTATTACTATTTGTACCTGTTTTATCTCCAAAAAAATTAGTAGCTGCGTTTCCACCTTTAGTAACAAAAGCATATAAAGTATTTGCACTAGCTAAACCAGCATTTCCTATGGAAATATCAAGCATTAAAATATTAGTTGAACTTATAGGTGTAATGCTGACAGTAAAATTAGTAACAGCAGTAGCTAAATTATAAAGAGCTAAACCATCTGTTCCGCCATTAGGAACAGTTATGGCACTTGCTGTAAAAACATCTGTTTTAACAGTTCTTATAGTTTGTATAACACCGCCACCCTGCCCAGAGGCTACACCTCCTACTGGAATTATGCTGTTAACTTTTAATTGGCTCATAGGTTTATTATATACACTTTTATACTACAGTCCATGTCTCTCCAGAACCAACTGTAACGGTAACTCCGCTTTGGATAAGTATTGGGCCAAAACTTCCAGCATTCTTTCCATTGCTAATTGCATAATCACTTGTGACTGTTTGGTCATTTTCCCAAAATATTTGATCGCCTCCATTACCTTCAGCACCACCAGCTGTTCCCCAACCTAATGAACCACTTTCATCAATAGCAATCAAAGCAAAACCAGAACCAGCACTGACAGTAGATGCGGTAGTAGGTGCAGTTGAAGGTAAAGTTAAAGTTAAATTTGAAGCAAGTGCGGTTGGTGCTTTTATCGCTACATATTCACTGCCTGAGTTTTCTAAAAGTCTTAATTCTTTTTGGTTTTCTATAGTTAAACTATTTTGATCTGCAAATGCTATTGCAGCTTGATTAGCTGTAACCCCTAATTGGTTTGTAGCTTTTTTATATAGTCCAGTTCCACTATCTCCTAAGTGTAAAGCTGGCGCTGTATTTGAGCCAGCAGTAAAAGCCAAAACACCAGTAAGAGTTCCTCCTGAGGCTGATAAAAAACCAAAGTTTGTTTGACTTACGTCCCCTAAAGTAACGAAAGCCGAATTAGCACCATTTCTTATTTTTAAAGTATCTGTATCACTGTCAATGTGTAGCTGATAAGCTGCAAGATTAGCCGCCCCAGAGGGATCACCAGCAGCACTGTTAACAGTTCTAAGAGATTCAAATATATCTTTCATTGCTGTTCTTACAGCAGAACCAGTGCCATTATCTGGTGAAAAATTACTTGAACTTTCTTTTCCAATAGAATTAACTCTTGCCATTTAATTAAGCGCCCTTACCATATCCTAACGCTTGAAATGTAAATTTCACATCAATCACTGCATTAGATGAGTTCTTAAATACTATTGTAAACCCTGTTCTTGAAATATTACTTAAAAGATAAAACGCACCTGATGGGGCATCTTCTGGAGCTATTGATATTGATGGTAAAAAAGCAGTAGTTGAACCACCTATATCACTTGTTCCTGTAAAAAATGGCTTACCAAATACAACAGCAAGACCACTTGCACTTGTCCCTGACTGTAAAGGTGTTGAAATAATATTGCCACCAGATTGATATTTGTTTTCTGTTCTTGATGGCAAAAAAGCATCAAAACCTAATTCTGTAAACTTTATATTTTCGTTGACATCAACAGAAATTAAATTGCCTTTAAATTTAAAAGCCCTTGCACTAAATGATCCATTTGTTAAATTTTGTTCTGTTGTAAAACTAGAGTTATCTTGTGAAGTTAAAACTTGTACTCTACTTTTTAAACGATCACTGCCAGTACCATCAAAATTAAGTCTTGCATCTAAATCAGGAATAGAGTCGAATTGATCTGATACAAAAAAACCTTCACTTATAATATGTCTTTTTAATCTAATATTTTGGTAAACAGCAGCAAAATCTAAAACAGATGCAAATTGGTAAGTACCAGTTAAGTTTGAGGCTGGATCTGAAAGTTGTAATGCTCCAGAACTAACAGTGACGTTAGTTTTAGTTCCACTAAAAGATGTTTGCTCTCTCTGACTTTTGACAAGCAATTCGTCCACCATTTCTGGGAGTGCTAGTTCAATTTTTGCCTCTGTTGTTGAAAATCTACCACCTAAATCACGAAATTTTAAAGAATAAGTCCCCGTTAAAGCTGGTAATATTGCTTCATTTGTTGCTCCACTTATATTTTCATTTAAAGGTGTTGAGTTTGCAAAAGTAGCTGAAGATGATGAGTTTGGAGAGTGTCTAACTTCACAAGCACCACCAAATTCAACGTCAAGGCTTGTTGTTCTTGTCCATGTTAATCTTACTTGTGAATTATTAAATGGCTCTATCTGTAAACCTGTAGGATTCTCAGGAGCAGCAGTAAGACCTAATGTATCAACAGTTGCTTCAGTAGGGCTAGCACTTCGTTCTCCATTTGAATTTATTGTATAAATTTGTATAAAATATGAACCAGCTTCTGAGGGTAATATTTCTACCTCTGACTCTTGTGTATTTATAACAACAGGGTTTTCATTATCTTTTGTGTAAATAAGCTGGTAACCAGATGCGCCCTCTACAGATTGCCAGTCGATAAAAAGCTTTGGAACAGGTCTATTGTTGTTTAATACTATAATTTCTTGAATTGCCTTTGTTCCATCAGATCCGTTAATTATTTGAGGTGATGGCAAAAGGCTTGTGAGAATATTTATATTTTTTGCTGGTAGTTGTTCACCATCTTCAACTGCGGCATATTTACCCTCATTAAAATTAATAGCAGTGATTGTAAATGTTTTTTTTGCATTTTCTTTAATATTTGTAACCCTAAATGCTTGAACATCTATCTCCCCTGATTCAAGAATAAATGGACTGTTAGTAACAGGTGCTGAAGTAAAATTTGAAGATACATTTACTACTCCACCACTTGTGTAGTTAGATATTGTTTTTGTTTCTACAGAGCCATCAGAAAGCATACAACTTATTTGTGGATTATCACTAATGTCAGGCAAATTTGTTGCCTCTGAGTTATCTAAAGTTATTTGAGAAACAGTTGCAGATTTAACTAGACCACCTCTTCTTGTTGAAGATTTTACTCTATCTGCAATACCCAAAATATGACCAATTCTTAAGACAGAACCAGCAGCAATATTTGTTTCAAAAACAACTGATTCAGTTTGATTTTGTTGCGTTTGTAAAAACCATTTTCCGACTCTTTGTGCTTGACCTCTTGAAGTTGTACCAAAAGTATTTATAGTCTTTGTTTGTGTACCATAGTTTGCTTTAGCAGTGCTATCTTCTACAGTCACATAATCTATTTCTTGAGTTCTTAAATCAAAATAGGAAACATTAATAACATTAAATCTTGTTTTTGAAGATGTACCAGAATAAACAAATTCTCCATTTACTACATTTGCATTGTTGAAAACATAATCAAAAGATAAAGCACTTGGATTGCTTTGGTCTTTTGGTGCGTCTTGAGCAATTTTTATTGTGCCTTCCTCATAGTAAGGTATTGCTCTCATGACAGAACAAATATCCTTAATCAATGCCATTGCATCACGTCTATTATTAATATTTACATTTATTGAAAAACGTGGCTCCTGTCCACCATCACCGTCATCTACTAAAGCAGAACAATAAGTACTAACACCATAAAAAGTATATGGATCTAATTCAGACTCAGGAATAGCACACCCACTTGTAGTGTCTGTTAAGAGATCATATAAAACCCAAGCAGGGTCACTTGTCCAAGCTTTATCTGTTTTAAAAGTACCATTGAAAGTACCGCTATAAGTTAATCTGCCAGTTGCTAACTCTACCGTTGAATTATGTGGAATTTTTACAAGTTTTCCTCTTACCCTAAAAAATCTAACTGGTGTATTTTGGAATAATTCAGAGCTAAATCTTAATGCTGAATATGCAATATTTGGATAATTATTTGGTTCTCTAATAATTTGCCTTATTTCCCCTAAACGCATTGTATTAAAAGTATTTTCATCACCGACATCATTACCTCTTTCAGCACTTACTACTATTGGGAAAAATGAACCTGATGCGCCTGAAGTATTTGTGTTGTATCCACTTAATTCTCGTAAATCTATACCATAGTCTCTGTTATAAGGATTAAAGCTTTTACCAGTTATTGTTTGATTAAATACTGTTATAGCAGATCCATTATTAGGATTTACTTTTATTATGACTTGAACAGAGGTCGATTCTCTATTCCCTGTTTCAGTATTTAATTTAAAAAACTGATCAAACTTTATTTTGACTTGTACCGTATCAATGTTTGTGCTTGAAATAGTTGCTGATCTTGCTGTGGCTGAACCTCCAACTGGAAAGCTACATTCTTGACCCTCATCACCTGTAACCACCTTTGAACTTTGTGATTGAGCAGCAAAAAGAACTGTATTATTTGCAGTACCATCTTGAAATTCAAATCTTAGCTGGTCACTTGGGTAATTAAATTCTGATGTGTCTGGGTTTGTATTATCAGCGTCAGCCTGTAAAACAGCAGTCTTGTTTAAAAATAAATCCTTAAAAAAAGCATTTTTATAAGCAGTACTAGTCTTGTCAGTGATACCAGCCTTACTTGCTGTAGCACTTCCTTCAATTTGCCCTTCACCTAAAACATCTACAACAGTACCAAAATCAATAGATTTTAATTTGTCTGATGATATTAAAGCATCAACTATTATTCTTGAGAAATCTCCGAACATAACTTAAGCAGTATTTACGACTTGAAAAGTATCAACTGAAGAACTTACAACTGTACTTCCTACCAAAGTTTCGCCATATATTATATTGATTGGCACACCTTGTTTTGTATTGTTTAACAGCCCTGTAAATGTATAGCTAGGGTCTTGTGGATCTTCTTGCCTTGAAGCTTGAAAAGGTTTTGGGTCTGGTGTTAATAAATCAGTAATCCCAGATGTAATTAAACTTGTTCCAATAATAGTTAAACCAGTAGTAATAACAGTTCCGAGAATTGTAGCCCCAAAAACAGTTGCACCTATCGCTGAAGAGGCAGCTAAAGCACCACCACCAAGTACAAATGGCAATAAAAATCCAAGCTCTCCATGAACAACAGGAACAATTTTTATATTACTTTCAGTCTGCATATCAAGTAATTCTTCGCTAATTCTTAAATCACCAGCCATAACACAATATTCTTGATCTTTCATGTGTTCTCTAACACCTTGAAAATTATTAATTAAAAAACTAAAAGCCTCTTTTGCACTTTTAGCTTTGATCTCAAAATTAGACTGCCCTACAAATTTTCTTAATCTGCCATAAATTGTTAATTTAATCATTTATTTCAGATGGATATACAACAATAATAGACTCTGATTTAGGTTCCACAAGATAAAAAGGTAAATCTAAATACTTACAGGCCATTCTATCAGTATGACTAAAAGCCAGTTCACCATCAGGGTGACTATGTACGATACCAAGAACCTCGCCTTGATCTTCACCTTTTGCATAATCTAAAGGGTCTATAACAAATGATTTTTCTTTATATGCACCAGATATGTTTTTACATTTCCAATATGTTTGAATACCATCAAGATCAATAACAAGTCCACAACATTCTTCTGGATATACCTCTGTGGCATGGTTAAAAGCATCTGTAGCCCAGTTATATTCAATCATTATACAAACGTGCCAACAGCAGGGAATAAATCTCTTGTAACGGTTCTTTGTGGGATCAACCTATTTTCTAAGTCATGGGCTGCTGTAAGTTCAAACTGCACTATCTGTCTATTTTCAATAGCTTTTCTATCAATTACAAATATCTCATCACGCAATCTATCTGCACTAGGAGTTCCAAATGGATTTGTGCCAGAGGAAAAGTTAGCATTATCTAAAGCAGAGGCAAGTGGCATTTTTCTTGTAATTTTTGCGTCTATTAGATCATTATGAGGTGTAACATTGTTCACTATCGCTAGAAAATCACTCATAGTAACAACAAGACCTGCTGCTGGGTTTTGTACAATTCCGCCTAAATTTGAAAATGTAATTGTTGGCCTTGTCAGAACTCCTGTGCTTTTTTTCTCAAAGCCTTGAGTCTGCACTGCTACTCTTTGATATGTTTGTGATTGAAAAATTACCTCACCAAATGAATTAAGATTTGCACCAGCATGAAATCTGTATGTTGTAGGTAAACCCTGTGGATTTCCAGTAGCAATATGTTTTCCAACAGTAAGCTCTAATTCAAAAAGTTCAATAATATGACTTGGATTTATTTTATTAAGTTCAGCAAAAGGTATAGCCATTATGCTTCAAATACCTCCCTAAATACACAACTCAATCTCACCCTGTTTAAAAATGGTATTGATCTTGGAAAAGAAGTACAAACAAATTTTCTTGAACTTGATTCACTTGGCAATGTGTAGTCAAAAGACGCTCCATCATCTACTCTTGAATTTAAAAAAGTTATTGCTGTATCTGCATCAGTTTGCGAAAGTTCAAAAACTAAATTTACAGATAGAGGATTTTGGTTCAGCCCCTCTGTCAATCTTTGCTCAAAACCGTCCCCAAAACTTATAACATTTACTTTTGGTCGTGCATCAATCCTAGTATTGTAAACAGGATTTGCTATTGGAAAAGTTGCCATTAATTTAGTAAACCTCCAGATCGTTTTTGATTTATTATCTCAGCCTGTATTGCTGCGGCAAGCTGTTCTCCAAACTGACTAGCATTTGCATCATCACCTTGAACAGCAGTACCAGAGGCATCAACATTCACAACTATATTGTTTGTAACTGACTGTCCACCCATAGGGACAGAGGGAATTATAGTTCCAGAAGCTCTTGGAACAAATAGCTCAGGTTGACGTTCACCAACAATATAAGGTTGATTTGCTCTAACAGCCCCGCCATCTGCTTTCATAAAGGTAAAGCGTGATACCTGTTGTGCAGGAGTTAAAGATGGAGTTGGAGTTTTAGTAACACCACCGCCAAATATGCTACCAAGAGCAGTTCCTAAGAAGTTTCCAAGACCAGAGACTGCTTGCTGAATAGCAACTTCAATAAGTTTTCTCTTCAAATCATTCAATACACTAATAGCAGCTTCACCTAAAGTCTTAGTCCCCATTGCAGCGTCTGTTAGATTTTGAACAACACCTTGTTCTATTGACATACCCACTTCCATAAATTTTTCTTTTAATTTTTCTGTTTCTTCTTGTTGTTTTTTTATTAGTTCTGCTGATTTTTTCTTTTCTTCATTTTGTTTTTTTTGCTCTTCTGTGATTTGTTTCTCTGCCTCTAATGTTTCAAATCTTTTTTGTAAGGCTTCTAAATCTGCCTGAGCTTCCTCTAACTTTCTTTCTGCCCCTCTTTTTGCGTTTCCTCTTGCTTTTTGTTGTGCTTTTGTTAATTGATCGACTAATTCTTTTTGTTTTTGAAGAGCTTTTGTAACTTCTTCTTCTGCACCTTGCGTAATTAAATCTTGAAATGCTTTTGCTTCTCCCTTTGCCTTAAAAAATGCAGTTGCAAGTCCTCCAAGAGCTATAACTGCAAGACCAATACCAGTTCCAGCTAAAGCAATTTTCAAACCCATTAAAGACGAAGTAAGTGCAATAATTTTTAAATTAACCGCAGCTATAGCAGCACCAGCTAAGGGTAATGCTAATGACACAGTTTTTGCCCCTAAAGCAATTCCACCAATTAATAGTGATGCCTTACCAGCGTCAGAGGTTACAAAATTTGTTGTAGCCTCAACAAATCTTGTGAGTTGTTTTGTGCCTTCTAAAACTGCTGGTTTAAGTAAATCACCAAAAGCTCTTGATAAATTTTCTGTCTCATTACTAAGGTTCTTAAAAACTTGAGTAGGATCATTTTTTAATAATTCTTTTAAAAATCCGCTTCCCTCATTTCCTATTCTTCCCAAAGCCCTTAAAACAACATCACTTGTCAATTTGCCATCAGCAGCTAGTTTTTTTAATTCTCCTATGGTCACACCAAGTTCTTCTGCTATAGGTGCAAGAACAGTTGGCACTTGTTCTGAAACACTCCTAAATTCATCACCAGCCAGCCTTCCTGAGCCAAGAGCCTGTGCTAGTTGCCTAAATGCGTTTGATGATTCTACGGCTGAAGAACCAGCCAACTTTGCAGCGGTATTAAAACCAAAAAATACAGTTTTTATATCTTCAACACTTGTTCCAAGTGGAGCTAATCTTGCTGTAATATCTGTTACACCCTCAAGAGCTTCAGTTGCACTAAGACCAAAAGCTTTTTGTGCATCTGCCGCAATCTTTTGTGATTTAGCAAAGTCTGAGCTACTTTTAGTTAATAATTTAAGTCTTACATTTAATTTTTCAAAGCTTGTAGATGTCTTGACTGCGTTTCTTGCTAATAAAGTTATACCGATACCACCAATCGCTGTTTTGAGGCCATTAAATGAGTTTTGTAATTTATTTGTCTGATTCTGTACACCATTCAATGCTCTATTTGCACCGCTGGCATCAACTCTTAATCTAACGACTGCTTCTGCCACAAATAAAAAAACCTTTTCTCTATATTACCTTGAATTGTGTTTTTGTCGTTGCAATGCTTTTTTTTCGTCCTCAGTCTTAACCTCATAGT